TGGATAGGCAGCAACTCGGTGATCTCGCCACGGGGGTTGGTGATGATCTGACAGTAGGCATTGCCTCTGAGCGCAAGGTGGCCCTGAAGCATCTCCCGCCACTCAAAAGGGTTTTGATAGCGGTTAGGACGACGGCACAACAGCCGGTAAAGCCAGTGATCGGTCACCCGGTCTTTGCCGCCGTCTTCACGCTTTCGATACAGCACGATCGGAAGCGATGCCATCGTCTCTGACAAGATGCGTACGCAGGCATACACCGCCGAGAGGCGAAGCGCCCCATCAGGCGAGACGCGCAGACCCGTTGCCGACCGGATCGAGACCGGCTCAAACCAAAAGTCTCCCAAAGTGGATCTGTCATCGCTCGATGCACGAAATCGCTCGAAGAAATTCAGTAGTCCCATCGGTAAATGTCAGAAAACAATCCGGTCAGCTCGCTCAGAGCAGCATCAATTCGTAGTCGGATCCCAGCACCACGTTCTCCCCGGGCTTGATAGCCCTCGAGAGCGCCATGATCAGTGCCACGATGCCGTCGATCTTGTTTTCTGGCCTCTCCTTCCTTGGGTAGATGTTGTCTTTGACGTCCAGGTGCGCCACCACGTTGCTGGCCATCCAGGTGAGCACCGGGTCGCCGTCATGGGTGAGCTTTTTCTGAAGCACCAGGGCTTCAAGCGTCTTCATCGGCTCACTGAAGTTCAGCACCGTCGGTCGCACTTCAATCATGGGCAGGCCTTCGGCCAGCATCCGGGTCGAGAGTTGGGTGGCCTGGAACGGGTCGAAGGCCACCGCCTGCACTTCAAAGCGCGAGGCCAACTCCAGCAGGTCTGCCTCGATCCAGCCGAAATCAATCACGTTTCCAGGCGTCACGGTCAGACGCCCAGTGCGCATCCAGCCGTCGTACTGGCTATTGCCCGCGGCGGCTACCGTGTCCTCGGGCAGGTAGTACTTGCCAAAGACCACGTAGGCGTCTGCAACTTCGGGGTGCGGAAACACCAGTACCAACGCCGCGATGTCCGTCTTGCTGGCCAGATCCAGTCCGATCCAGCAAGGCTGGCCGGTGAAGGCCTCGATGTCGAGCGTCGGGTCGCCACAGGCATCCCAGGCCCGCATGTCCATCCACGCGGTATCCGCGTTGACCCACTCATTGAGGTGCTTGGTCTTGAAGTTGTTGACCGCGCTGGGCAACTGCATGGCCTTGGCCTGCAGCGGCACCAGGACTTCCGGTCGTACTGAGATACCCCAGTTGGGATTGGCCTTGATCAGCGCACTCTCGGAAGTCCAGTCGTCCCCGTCGTCCAAGCCGTAGATGATTCCGAACTGGGTGTCATCTTCAAACACGCCATCGAGCAACTTGGTCACGAAGGTGCGGACCTCGTAGCAGATGCCAGCGCGATTGCTGCCCGCGGTGGTGATCACCCAAAGCAAAGAGTTGTCTCGCTTGCCGGTACCGGTTTCGACCACGTCGTAGACGGTGCGGGTCTTATGTGCATGAAGCTCGTCCACGCATCCGAAGTGGATGTTCAGACCGTCCAGGGTCGATCCCTCAGCCGATAAGGCTTCAAACTTTGAGCCTGAGGCCAGCACATGCATGTTGTGCGCGCCAACCTCCACCGAAAACCTGCGCCGAAATCCCGGACTGCGCCTGGCCATGGTCTGCGCATCGCCAAAGACGATCCGTGCCTGGTCTCTCGTGGTTGCCAGCGAATACACCTCGGCACCGCCTTCACGGTCGGCCGCTAGCATGTAAAGGGCTACGGCCGAGGACAGGGTCGACTTCGCATTGCCCCGGGGCACCTCGATGTACGAACGCCGAAAGCGCCGCGTGCCATTGGGTTTGACCCATCCGAAAACCGTTGTCAGGATGAAGGCCTGCCAGGGCTCCAGGTGAATCGGCTCGCCTGCCAGCGGTCCTTTCACATGGGGTAACCGTTCGATGAACGCGCACAGGTTGTCAGCCGGTTGGAAGCCCCTGCCGTCCTTGTCCGTGAGCTTGGGGTTGAAAAGGTAGGGGCTGGCTTTTCCTTTGAACTTGGCGAGGTCATCCAGTTGTCGCTGGCAGGCCCGCTGCACCCAGCGGCAAGCCAGGATTTCCCCAGACACCACCTGCTCGGCGTACCGCTTGGCGCTCATCGCGTAGTCGCTAGCGCGATCCTTGGTTCGAGCGCTCATCTGATTTGACAAGTGATACCGTTATTGATACCATTTGGTGATGAGCGGCACCGAAAAAATCCTTGAGCAGATGCGCAAAGCGCCCACCAACGTTCGCTTTGCCGATCTTCAAAAGGTGTGCGAGGCGTATTTTGGGAAGCCCAGGCAAAGCGGCAGCAGTCACGCTGTCTACAAGACACCCTGGCAGGGAGATCCGCGGGTAAATATTCAAAACGACAAAGGCAAGGCAAAGGCTTATCAGGTCCGGCAGGTGCTGCTGGCCATCGAACGTCTAGGAGCATAGGCATGAACATCAATCACTACACTTACCGCGTCACCTGGTCTGGCGAGGACAACGAGCACGTTGGGCTTTGCGCAGAATTTCCCTCGCTGTCCTGGCTCGCACCCACCCCTGAAAAAGCGCTCTCGGGCATTCGCCGGGTGGTGGCCGATGCGGTGGCCGACATGGAGGCCTCGGGGGAGCCAGTTCCTGAAGCACTGGCAGAGAAAAAGTTCAGTGGTCGCTTCATGGTTCGCATTCCGTCATCGGTGCATAGGGCTTTGGCCACGGAGGCTGCCGAACAGGGTCTGAGCATCAATCGCCTGGTATCGGCCAAGCTGACGGCCTGACTGACTGCGTGCAGCGCACGCCTTACCCGGCAATTTGCGCCCAGGGGTCCTCTACGTCCGAGACGGTGCTTTCTGCCGCGCCAAGTCGCGCGCGTGAGCTCGGCGTAAAGCCCAACTCCGCAGCCAACATAGTCATATCCTTGAGGTAGGCCCTGGCCGCCGTCGAGAACGGGTTGTGCATAACCGGGCGGTCTTTGGCGTCCAGACCTGCGAGTTTGGCCCCGCGCACTGGAATGACGTCGGACTTGGCCGCCAGCCTGATGTTGTATTCGTAGCGATAAGCCGCGTTACACCACGCCGCCAAAAGGTAGATGTCGAGTTTGCGCAGCAGGCCGCGCGGCGCATGCGCGATCGCGTGGTCCCAGTAAGGCTTGGCCTCATCGAGCAACATGCCTGGCGCGGCGTCTTCAGCCAGCGCCTCGGGCTGTTGCAACACAGATGCTTTGGCGTTGATGGGTCTTTTGCCCGGATTACCTTTTAGCAGTTTGAGTTCTATCGGCGCCGGTTTGCGCCCCCTTGTGGCCATGCTTTCCTCTTTCTATGGCGCGGTTTAACCACGTCAGTTCTTGCGCCCTGCCTTCTTAAAGATGTGATCTTGGCCAAACATGGCTTGGGCCACAGCCTCGATGTCATCAGCCAGCGTTACCTTGAGGCCAGCCCTGTGCTTTGGGTTGTCAGGCCTGCAGTCGACTTCGACGACAGCGACTCGCTCAATATCGAACCCTGGAAGCGTCGGAGTACTCAAACTCAATGAACTCAAAAAGCGTGAGAGGTCATATTGCTTGAGCGTCAACGGCCGGTCAGAAAGATCCATCTTCAGGCCAACCTGGGCGAAAGCCGCAGCGACCCTTTGCCTTACCGCAGGACTGGCAGAGAAAATCTCCAGCACGCCTTCGTCGGGGACATAGAGCAGCGTCGCCTCATTCAGAGGGCGGTAGTAGCGCTCTTTCCTTGTGCCATCGGCTTCAAGAAATTCTGCGACGCTTGAAAGCGGCCCGCCGTGACGAACCAGAATCAGATGCTGGACCTGATCATTTCCTTCTTGATCTTTACCGGTGGTCTCCAAGTGGGTTACTGAACACCGCCCATTGAGCTCCAGTGTCTTCTGAATTTCAGCCTCAAGCGCTTCACGCACCGTTTCGTCCCAAACGAAGCGCACCTCATCACGTGCGTCCAACTCGAATGCCTCGTACATACGACCAAAATTTCGGTAGTGGTCAACATAGAACAGGCTTTCGGCTTCGTCGAACAACAGTTGATCGTTCTGATACAGCCAAACGCTTCGACCCACTGCATCCAAGAGCCCCACTTCCGGCGCATTTCCTGCACACGCACAACGCGAGGATTAACCTTCAGCCTCACAGCCCACGCCATGGCGCGGCGCCGCAGATCCTGAGCGGGGTACGGCGACTTTTTCATTCACCGGATTCCGCAAGTAGCAGACGAACAACTTGATCCACAACCCGAGCACGTTCCTCGGGTGCGAGGGCGAGCAAGGGCTTGTACATGGAGGCTCGCAGTCGCCGTTGTTCATCAGCGTTGACTGCCGCGTTCGGGAATCGAGCGAGAAGCAGTTCCGCCTCTTTAGCCACGACTGCCGCGTCGATAGGGGTGCATCTTTTTTGTGTGTTATTGATTAAAAGTACTGTAA